AAGCTCTTGAAGCTCAGCAATCTTAGATGGATTATTAAGCATTAAGGAGAACGCGATGAGATCGTCCCCTCTAAACCCTAGAGTGAAAAGATGAATGATTCCAATCTTCTCCAATTCAGCAACAATCGAACGCTGCAATCTCTGAATGGTTCTAGAGAACCGAATATCTTTTTGGGCTAAGGTCGTCTTGTCCTCTTCGCCCCCTTCGCCACGCGATAGATAAGACATAGGAATCTTAAGAGCAGAGAATAGCTTGTCGCGAAGATATTTAACGTCATCAATGTCGCCCGTGTATGTTCCACCGGGCAAGGACTCGACGCGGCTGGACTCACCTCCGCGAACAGGAATGAAATAATCTTCATCAATGCTCATCGGGTTATAACGAAGGTCCACGCGACCGGTCGTAGGATCAACAACTTGATTTCTCTTCATCTGGGTTGTGACCTTTTGCATAAACTGCTCAACATCGTGAGGCGGAATGTTACCAACATCAATATAGAACACTCGACGCTCGGGCGAACGAACAATGCGATATGCCATCATAGCATCTTCAAGCAAAGTTAGTTGCCGCCAAATTCTACGGGCGCCTTCAAGTACCGATGTGCCATAGGGAGCAAACTTGTCATTGCCTAAAATTCTAAAGTGCGCAATTTGCCAGTTCTCCAGAGTAATTCCGCCTGAGTTCCATTGGAACTGTATATAATTTGGATTGGTTCTGTCTTCGCCTTCTAATCTTTCAATCTCTTCAAGCGGCAAACCAACTGCGTTCTTGACTCCATGAATCTCATCCAAATCTAGATACAGAAAAAAGTCTCCAAATTTGCACATAGTCCGACACCAGCCAAAAAGGTTAGATTCAACATTTAGAATTTTTGTATATAGATTGTCGAGAATAACCTTAAGCTCATCGTTAGATGTTACGATCTTCAGCAATGGACTGAGAACTGTTGAGGTAGTCATTTCATCTGCATAAATATCTAAAGCAGATGCAATCTCTGGCATATATTCCATCTGGTCAAAGTCAATATACCTCTCTTGGCGATTTTGATTCGCCATAACCTGTGCGCTGAGGTTGTCGTAAGGGTTATAAGATGTTCTCTTAAAGTTCAGGCCACCAGCAGATGTAAAATTAAACTTATCTAGCTGGGCGCGCCGGTAACGGCGCTGCATCTGAACGCGACGATTAACAATCGGCCCAGAAAGCAAACGAGTTAGTCGTTTAAATAGAGGAGACTCGGGGTTCCTCGGATTTTTCAGATTCACGTTGCTCAATGAACTGCGATTTCTATTTTTTGGTGGCATTAATTATCCTTTGTACAGCCATGAAAATTTTTCATACTGTTCTTTAAATTCTTCTTCCTTCATTGTATCAAAAGCGTTACCTCTTTTATAACCTAATTGACCAGGAAGTTTTGCTTGCATTGTCGTATTTGTTCGTACCATAGAGCCTAGACATGCCTTTTTGTATTCAATGTTTCTTGCGTTGGCTATAAATGCAGTGTCGCGGACCCAGCAAGCGATGGCTAACGACATAACAAGGTCATCATTGTAACCTCGCATAGCTTGCGGCTTGCCGTTATTCCAAATAAATGTCTGAATCTCACGCAAAGTTCTATTCGAATATATTGTAATTAGTTTATTTCTTATAAACTCTTCCAATTTTGCAACAATCAACGGGCGCGTCTTGTTTGAAGTAGTGAAGCCTGGAATTGAATTTGACATTCCTTCGGCAACATGTTGTTCAACATATTCATGACTAGTCTTTACAGAATGATAAACATTCGGATAGCCCTTGTCGATTAGCTTCTCCAAAACAGAAAATCCAATATTATTGTTTTCGACGACAATCATACAATTGCCGTACTCTCTTCCAGCAGATTCCAATATCGTTGAAAACATATCAATAGTTGGCTTACCTTGGTATTCGGCAATAATCTCTAGCGTTTCTAACTTAATAATATGAAATACAGAAAAATCTGTACCGTCGCCGCGTGCAACATCGGCAACCAGAACATATGAAGCATCTGTCTTGTGCTCTTCCCAAATCCAATAGTTGCGGTCAAACCCAGTACGGTACTTGGGCTCTATCACGTTGTCGCTAATCCATGCAATATCATCTGGATGGATTACTGTATCGCCAGAAGTATTAAAGTTGCATTCGAACTCTTGAGCAATCTCGCGGCGAGACATGTTTCTAGTTTCTTTATCAAACCACTCCTGATCTCGATCAGGGTGCAAGTCCCATAAAAGCTTAATGGGGTGAAAGTCATTTATCGACGCTTCTGCTTTGGTATACACATCGTGGAACCAATTACCCACGCCATTGGGTGTGGAAAGCGCGATACAGCGACCACCGGTAGAGATCGTGGGATACAGACCAGTCCAAAGATCCTCTAAGTTTTCAACGTGTGCTGCCTCGTCAACCACCAACAAAGATAGCGCCTCGGAACGACCGGCATCACCGGAGGTTGAAGACGCTTTAATCTGTGAGCCATTGTAAAGCTCAAACGCAGTTCTATTATCTATTGAAATTTCAGATATCTGTATAAAATCAGGGAGATATTTCATCATTGCCTTGACTTTCTTGACCAAGTTGGCTGCTGTGCCAAACTTAGTAGCCATGACCAAAACATTCTTATCACGATGAAACAGCATGAGCCAAACAATATAAGCCGCCACGATGGTAGAAATGCCCAACTGGCGTGCTTTAAGAATCACAGTGAATCTGTGGTCGTTGAATGTTGACAGCAGATCCTGCTGAAAGTCGTATGTGTTAAATGGGATTAGCCCATGAATCGGGTGAGAAATTCTGCAATAGTTGTTAATAAAATAAACCGGGTCTTTACCGCTCTTGAGAATTTCCTTTACAATTTCCTGTTTAGATAATTGATATGACATATCATCTTAGTCATTTTTTCGCGTAACATTCGTGGGCTTCTTGACACCTGGGAACTTGTCCTTGCCCATCCCCAGCCAACTCTTGATAGCCGAGTCCACGTCTTTGCGATCTCCAGGGTGTGGATCGTCCACTTCACTCAAGCCGCCGATCTTGTATACCTGACATGCCTTAACTGAAGTTCTGATTCTGGAAATGTACTCTACTAAAATGTCGCATTCCCCTTCCTTGGTTAAAGTCAATCCATTGCCGGTTACTTTTTTGTATTCGTTGCGAAGATATTTGGCGACATCAGCCACCTTTTCATCAATAGCGTCTTCAAATCCGCTTTCGTGTACATGCTTAAGCATACAATCGTACTGGTAACTGATAATTAAGCGGTTGGCCTGGAAGCGAACTCCGAACCCGTCCATGACTCTGGAGTCTGTGATAACGTCTCCTTCCTCACGGAAAAGCCCTACCTTCCGCGCTGTCCCATCGTATGAATATTTCTCATCATGCCCGCCGTCATATGCGTTCGCGGCTGCTTGCGAAATTCCATTAATTATTTCAAGTGTTGTTGCCATTTGTTGTGTTATCTCCTGATTTTGGTCGCCAACCAGATTTCCAGCGCTCTTCGCGGTCTTCGACGTACTGAATGTAACATCCGAAGCAGCATTTGAACTTGTTCATATACACATCATCTCTTTTGTCAAATGAGTATACACTGCAAACGGGGCACTCCCTATTGGTTTCTCTAATAAGTAGTTTTTTAGAAATTAAAACGCCATTAACTTCGACCTTCTCGTCTTTCTGCGCGAGTTCGTGCGAGCGCCGAGTTGAAGCCTTAAGCTTTTCAAGGAAATCTTTTTCCTTTTCCTCAGTCCAATTCTGTCGAGGGTTCTGAACAGTCTCTTTGCCGTACTTAGCGGCAATGGCTTTCTCAATCTTCACAACATAGTTCGGATCTTTCTTGGTCAAAGGTTAATCTCCAGAAGCTTGCAGTACTGCGTATACGATCCCCAAAGTAATAGCTGCGCCACCGGCAGCGCCGCCGGCGATCCACCAAGGCTTGTTAGACGGCGAACTAGTGTTTATTATTTCTTGAAGCTGTGTAATTTCTAAGTCTTTTTGCGTAACCACAAGCTGATATTCTTCAGACAATGCATTATATCTGGTGTCCGCTGTGGCTATCCTAAG